CGATTGTTCGCACTGTCAACTACAAACGTAGGACTATCTACTGAAAAGTCTCCAGACAAATCTTGATCAAGCAACTGGTAATCAGCAAACAGAATAACCACCAAGCTATCGCCAGCCGAAGCTGCATTCACAAGCGTAACTGTAGTCCCGCTGGAAACAGTATAGTCAGTTGTAATAACTAGGCGTACACCGTTCTGAAATACTTGGATTTGCTGGGGGTTAGGAATGTCCATTCCAGTAAAGACAGTCTGTGCAGCCGTGGCTGTAAACGTGTACTTACGTTGTGATCCGTTAGAGACTACAGGTGTTTGACTGCCAATGTAACCTGCCATTATGGTAACTCCAGTTCTGCCTCTGCATTACGTTGTGCCGCTGTTTTGGCAACACCCAGTTCAAAAGCCTGTGCAATCTGAGCATCCTTGCCAGTTGCAATAGTGATTTCATTTGCGTTGCAATGTGCTACCAGTGCCGCCACGATTTCATCACCAGCAATTCTGGCACGGTTTATTACAACATTATCTGCCCAGTCTTGGGGGCTTGCTGCACAGTATTCCATGCACTTTAGCTCTGTGTCCGTTAAGTTAATTGTTATATTTGGCATTTGTTTTTTCCTTTAATTGAGTGTCTTACTCAATATTTATTTGTTTATCCTACCAAGTGACCACTAAAGTTACTCCAGTAACCTCCGTGGAAATCTGCACCACTGCGGCTGAATACCATAACATAATCACCAGCATTTAAGTAACGTGTGTTAGCACCACTAATAGTATTCCAGTAGTTTCCAGTATTAATAGTAAAGTGTCTATCAGTACCATTACCTCTAACACCATTTACATATAAATTGAGATCAGCGTTAGTATAATTTCCATTCATAATACTGTAAAATGTAAAGTGATACACACCGCTTACTGGTGCAGTAAATCTGCCGTTACTGGTATTGTAATGCCCACCTTGATTAAATGTTGTAGCATTGAACACCAGTGTATTACTTGCTCCGATACTCCAAGTACCGTTGGTTGTATAGTAAGCATCAAACGCTGGCTGATACGGCATCGTGACATATCCCGTGCCACTATCGACTCTTAAATAAGCTTGGCTTCCAGCACTGTTTGTTACTTGAAGCAGAGGGTATCCATTTGCGCCAGAAGCTGCGTCTTTTATATGCACTCCATAGGGTGTTGCAGATGTAGTGTTTTGGAATGTAGCAACAAAGTTTCCACCACCAGCTTTTGTTACATCCAAAGGTGTTGCTGGCGAACTCGTCCCAATCCCGACATTACCGCTGCTGTCAATGCGCATACGTTCTGTGTTGTTGGTGCCGAACTTCAGATAGTTGTTATTTGTTGCAGTAATTGCATTACCACCATCAGCTGAAAGCTGACCAACTTCTAAACCATCAGCTTGACCAGATGCCTTCAAGTGTATTTGGGTATTACCTGAACTAGCTACGTCAATGGTATATGCTGGCGAACTCGCCCCAACGCCAATCCGATTGTTAGCTGTATCAATGCTTAAAGGATCTCCGTTAAACCCAGCCGCAGATTTTGCAAGATCACTTTGGTTACTCATTAGGTTTGCTCCATAATGCTAAGAATAACATCGGTTGCACCCGAAGCAGATACCTTCAAAATATCCGTAGTTTCCATAACAACCTTACCATCAAGCACAGAAAGAGATGACCCTTGAGGTATCGGCGCATCCGTCACAATCTCAACATCCTGATTCGCTTCATCGTTGTTACCAGCCCTGTTTGCTGTATCACTAGAGAGCGTCACCGTAGCCGTAACCTGACTAGATGTTGTGTTGCCAAGAACCAAACCAAGAACCACTGTCGTTGTGGATCCCGCAACCGTGTAAATATCATCTAGGGTCGTTACTCCCGCTTTTGTTACAACTTTAAATGTGTTTGCCATAGATCAGCCCAATGCAATGGCGAGAGCCGTGGCCTCGTCCGTTGTCCCTAAGTTAGTCCTCGCCGCATCCGCAGTCGAAGCGCCCGTTCCACCATCAGCAATAGCAAGATCCGTAATGCCCGTCACACTACCACCCGTTATTGCCACATCTGAAGTAATGTCTCTAGCTATCGCGCCAATGAAAACAAAAGCATTCCCAGACAGGTTTATCGCCGCATCTGAGTTTGAGCTTTCAAGAACTGACCTGCTTAGTGTCGTGCCTGATGCACCGTATGTGCCGTTACCAATCTCAAAATTTGCACCATCTTCAATTACATAACGAACCGTCTGCCCGTCAGTAACACCAGCATCAGCAAAGGTTTGAAACCCAGAAACCGCACTGCCCAATGTAATAGTCCCAGTGCCTGTTGTTGCCGTGGACATCTTTGCCCTGTTTACAAGCACTGCCATTGTTACGCGATCCTTATAATAGCACTAGACGCATCCGCTGTTGGGAATTGAATTGTAAAGTCACCGTTTGAAGATGTCTTGTCAGAACCAAAGTTTAAAACAACAACAGACGGATTCGTAAGCGCAGAGCCAGACTCATCATTAGCACTTGGTGTACTGTTGTAGATTAATGCGCCCCTTGCGGTAATCGTTGAGCTTGTAAACGTCAGGTCTGCAAAATCTGTAAACGCCGTGGTCGAACTTGTTGTCGGAGCCACCCCAGTCAAACTTCCTCCACCAGCACTATATCCCGTGCCAGACACTTCATTTGTGGCTGAGTACGCTGTTGTTGTCGCATCTAATGTTGCGGAGCTTGTATACAAAGCCAACTTCATTGTGTCGGCTGCATTCGTTCCAAACCTATGTACTCCTAACAGAAGCTCTTTCTTGAAAGAAGTACACATTGCCTGTGTAATTGCCATGCTAAAGTCTCCTTATGGCTTCTGCCAGACTGAGTTGCCCAGCATCCTTGATTGCATTATATACCGTAGTTCTGTCACTTTTTATAGCCTCTTTCATGTAAAACGTCACCACTTGTTGTACGGCGTCACGATAGGCAATTGCTTGATCTCTCAAAACTGGATGCGCAGTTTCAGAAACCTGCACAATCCTTTCTACGCACCTTGCCGCAACCTCTTCAGGAGTCTGACCACGGTTTTCTGTCGTGATTACGTTCACAATAGGCGCTTCGGATATGTCTACTCTAGCATCAAACATTATTGTTTTGGCCTTATAACCTTACCAACCCGGTACTCTTGAGTTGTCTCTTTGGATTCCCCAAGCATTTTTAAGCCCATTAAGCTTTCTTGATAACGTTTATCATACATCGCCATAACGTCTTGCTCCCCTTTCATAAAGACATACGCCTCTAACAAAGAACCATACAGCAACGTCAACTCTGCGTTTTCACTTAACCACGTTGTTCCACTTTCCGCTCCCGATGTAATGCTAGCTGGGCGATAAAAATAATGCACTTCAACAGTGAGGTCCGCATTAGGGGTCGGAGCTAAAATAAAGTTTGTATTGTCAAACACCGCATAATATTTCGGCAGTCCTGTAGTTGCCGGATTTGGTGTGTACGTTTGAACAAAACTTACGTCCTTGAACTCTACAAATTCATGTGCACTACTGCTAAGATAACTCAAAGAAAACGGCGCTAAAAAGTCAGAAGGTTGCGCTAAATATTTATTCCCACTTGTCATGTTCCCAGTTACGTTTTTTCGAAACAAATCTAATTGAACACTTTTTAAAATTCGCTCTTCCGCCGTGCGAATAAAAATCGGCAAATTATTAACAAACGTTGTTTCAGTGTTTTCGGTAAAATCCTGAATAGCCGTTTTAAGCTGCGCATATGTAAAGCTCATGTTGTCACCACCGTAACTGTGCCAACGGCACCCGTCCCAACCAATCTATTTGCCGGAGTAATCCCGGCAATTTCATAAAATCCTACAGGATCAAATCCGTATTGTATATCTCTTTGCGCTGTTAAACCTTGCTCCGGACGTGGATCTCGAAGTGCCTGTGGATCAGGATAAGCTTTAGGGGGATAAAGCTGCGGATGTTTAGGTTCAAACTCGTCGGGCCCGACTTTGGCACCCGTCCATTCCGTCTTCATCTCGTTCAGACGATACCGCCTTCCCGATCTGTCAGATATACCCCAAGCATGTTTCCCAGAAGCATATGCCATTATACCCTCAAATACTGAATACTAGGCTGTAACTTTAAAGGAACTCGATCTTCATCTTCATCCGCTGCACGTTGGAACTCCTCCTCGTAAACAGTTTTTAAAAGTTGAACAAGTTGCGGGGCGCGTTTCATCGCAAGATAATACGCCAGACCAGCAACCATACATGGATAAAACCGAAACGGCATGTCAGTTGTATTTACCAAAGCGTCCGCATCTTCAATTCGCTGCACGTAATAATACACAATTTGATCGGTGGAATTTTCCGGCACAGCCCACAAATTAATTATGGGATCAATCTGTTTGTTAAACCAGAACTGGCTTGGTCTACCTTGAGTGGTTTTATCCGGCAAGGTTATATACTCGCCACGACTAATCCGCTCAATCTCGTAATCCGTGCCATCCCTGCGCAAAACCATTTCCAAAACATCGACCACATCCGCTGTTAATGTAACCGTCGCTGTGCCCTGAACAAGCGTGGCGGTGCCTTGTTGAACCGTCCACAAATTTACACCACGGTTTGCCCAGTCTGCAAACATCAGGTTTAGTGACCGTCGCGCAGTTTTTGCATCATAACCAGTGCGAACTTCGAGGCCGCAGCGTTCATACGCCTCCTCGATGATCTCACCGACATCCATGTTAAAGTCCCTAGAACCTGAAGTTGTCATATCTTACACCATTCGTGTGTTGCGAACACCACGACCTGCCATCACACAGCCGCCGTTTTTGTATCCCTTTTTGACCATACCACCTTTGGCCTTTTTTACTGGCCTTTTCCTTCTTTCTTTGGCGTCTTTTTTTGCAAAGCCCATAAGCAATTCCTCAAGCTCACCGCCAGCGTCAAGATACTCACTAGCACCATACATGCCAGCCTTTAATCTGGCCCTTTTTTCCGAAAAATCAGGATCGCCTGAAGGATTTGCCATAAATTTATAAAACAAATCATCAACATGACGCTTAAAATCACCTTTAGAGCGTTCATATTGTTGCGCACCACCACGGGTTTTCTTTAGTTTAATCTGTTTACGTTCAGCCATCACTTCGTCCCTTTATACTTGCCGCCACGACCAGCCATAACGCAGCCGCCACCCGCTAGTTTGACTTTGCCGCCGTATTTATAGCCTTTTGTGACCTTTCCGTCTCCGCTTAAATCTTTCATAACATACTCCTGTTACTTCTCAAAACACTCTCACTAAACCCCCATTAGCTTTCCAGCTAATTCGTTTTGATGATTTCTTCTTTTTCGCTGCTGATGTACACTGTGCCATAGTAGGGCGGCAGGCCGGATAACTCTTACGCTTTTCCCCTTTTTGACGACCACAAGGCTTGCCCGTCTTACAATCGATCCAACCCTTCCCGTCATTCTGAGAAAACCATTCGCGTAATGTGTTCTTTTTCTTTGCCATCAGTATATTTGCGTCTCTTTACGACGACCCTCTTCAACAGCGCCACAACCAAAAGCTATAATTCCACCGCTCTTTAGTTTTTTCTTAACAGGGCGTTTACGTTTCTTAGAAGATTCGCCCCAGTTGTCGGCTCCCACTTTTCGGCATTTTGAAAGTGCCCCGCTTGCATATGCGCTGGGCCACACTTTGTACCGACTTTTTACTTTGTGGTAGCAAGCGTCTTTTTTCGCCATTAGTTTTCCTCTCTGGAGACTTTGATATTTGGAAAGGCATTTGACCACGCCCTATCATAACTTGCCTGCCTTTCTGCTAACTGTTCAATCGATTGTACCAAATGATCTAACTTTACATGCATAACTTCTGTCCGTTTATCTACTGAAATCAAAGTTGAAATCATCCACGCTAACCCTCCCGTACAAAGAGTTACTACAGCGCCCCAAAGCAAAAGTTGAACATTCTTATCCATGTTTACCACATTTTACACGACCAATAACGGGCCGTTAGTTTATCTAAACGTTTAGTATCACAGCCGTGTCTTGCACGAAATGATTTCCTTCGTTTGGGATTTGACTTCTTGATAGTCATATTGGCGTCCCCGAATCTGACGATCTTTTCTTTTCCCTTGTCACATGCCTTTACAACAAACTTCTTGCCGCCAGATACCTGACGCTTGGGCTTGTTACATGCCATTTTATCTTTGTCGATCTTAGCCATTATAGGCTCCCCATTTCTTTAACTAAAAAACCTTCGCCAAAAATACCTACTTCAGCCGTCGAGCTATTTACTTTAGCTTGAAACTCAAGAGTTGTTTTTTCTGCCACTTTAAAAGGCAATACCCTCATAACGTCCATACGCTGTGCAAAGGTTGTTTCTGCAACATTAAATACACGCCCATCGCTAAACGTGTTCTTGTTTAAAAAAGTTATAAATTTACTTGCACCCGTAGCTGTCGCAGAGAAAGCATCAATACGGGCTAAGTAAAATGAATGTCCCGCAGGTACGGTAAAAACGGCGGCTTGGTTTCTTCCTGCTCCTGCAGTAATTTGAGCGTAAACAGTAGCCCCAATCTGTGCCGTCACATTGCCAGTACAGTTTCCAGATAGGGTAACTAAATCGTTAATAGCTTTATAACTGTTGGTTGTTGTTACAGTTGTCGTGCCGTTCAAGCTGATGTTTTCAGCTATTATATTATACTCAGCGTCTAAACCTATTATACGAATTATCTGCGAAGTATCTCCCGCAGCACTACTCGCAATATCTAGTTGCGATGCCGTGCCAATAAGCGGCAAATCATTTATGTTTGCAAGCTCCCAAGGAGTTCTAAATGTGGTTCCTATTGAGGTAGTTGTACCAAATATGTTTCGCACAGAGTGCCCCGGAATTTGACCCCGGGACACCTGAAGCTCAAACGGCTCCGAAGTTCCGACCTGTGTAATAGAACGGATATCGTATGCCATACGACCCTCCTACGAAAGGATGATCGTCAGTTGGTTACTTGCACCCGTAAACGCAGAAACGTACACACCTTCGGAGAAGATAATGCCGTCATCAGGAATGTTCATTACGTGGTGTCCCGCAGGGAACGTTTGCGTAAGCAAAGTTTCCCCAGATGCGCCACCGTTTTTCAGGGTAAACGCACCAGCAGCCGCACCATAGATTACAACCTGTCGTAAACGAGAACGAGAAGGACCGACAACCGCAGCCGACGTTCCTTGGACCCAATTATATGCACTGACTGGACCAGCCATGATCTATCTCCTTATCCTGCGGAGACAGTCAAGACACCTGAGTTACTCCAGACTTGTCCTGCGACAGATGGGTCAGACGTTGGCAGGTCTTTAATAATCACAACGCTGTTTGTTCCATCGTGTGTGATTGAGATGTTTTCTGTGATTGCACCAGTTGTAGCGTTTTCATCAATTTCTTTGAATCCGCCTTTTGAGCGTACTGGACCGCTAAAAGTTGTGTTAGCCATGGGTATCTCCTGTCTCGGCTAGTGTCAGCCACACCATGTAACTGTCAGGGATAAACTAACCATACAGAAGTTTCAGGCAAAAAGAAAGGGGCTACCGAAGTAGCCCCAGTCCAAACAGGGAGGAATGTCATTTGAAAACGACACAACCCCTATAACACATTTTACGCTCCGGGGGAACCGAAAACACAGCGAGGATCAGAAAATCCAAAGCTGTAGCGTTCACGAGCCTTAAAGCGCATGTTTCCTGTGTCAAAGTCCGCTTCCATGTTAGTTGACAACGGAGTACGCTCAAAGTGGATGAAACCACGAGGTGCGTCTGTCTTGATGAAGAACGCATCTGGATCCGTTAGGAAGTCGTTGACGGCATAGCCTTCAGGCAACATTCCCATTGAACGAATTGCGTTTACATCATTGTCCGCTGTACCAACACGAAGGTTAGACACCATCAAACGTTCTGCAACGAACTGTAGTTGACGTGGAATAATCAACTTCATGCCGCGTAGTGCAACCTTCAAACCACGCTCGTCAACAAAACCTGCGATGTTGATAAGGGCATCTTCAAGAGATGTCTCATTCAAATCCGCAGCAGTTGTTGGTTCGTTGGCAAACGTACCCCCGGAAGTAAGTGGGTGTGACGTATCACACAAAGCAACACCATCACCACCAGCAGATGCGCCAGCAGTAAAGGCATTGTTAAGGACCGCAGCGGCCTTAACTTGTTTTGTGTGTGCCATGGAACGAGCCAACGCACGAGTGTACCGCGAGCCAAGACGATCATAAAGATTGTCTTCGATAGCTTCCTCTGTTATAGAGAATGCAAGCGCGATAGTTTCGTGGTTGTAACGAGCAGTATATGCCTCGTTAGCATCGTCGAAGTTTACCGCAGAACCTTCCGATTTGGTTGGTGCCGCGCCGAAACCACTCAACATAACTTCCTCTTCAAATGCACGATCAGAAGATTCCGTGGTGTATACCTCTGCATGTTGGTTTTCGTACCTATTGTACTCCATACCAAACAAGGCGTTGAGGCCGGGTTCCAACTCTTTCGCTAGTTGTGCGCGAGAGATAGCCATTAGTTAGCCTCCTTATACGCCAGTTGTCGATGGAGTACCAGCAGCAATCGCACCATTTGGTGAGTTGAAGCTGTTATTCAATCGAACGATGAGTGGGATACCAGCGGCTGTAAAGTCTTGGTTTTCTGGGTCATCTTGAATCCCCATAATACGCAAGTGCAATGCAGCAGTGGTGGCGATTGTGCTAACACCCAACTTGGCAGATGAGATACCCGTGGTCGTTGAACCAGAAGTAGCCGTTGCAAAGTTTGCGTTTGCAAACACATGTCCACGCGCAGTTGCTTCGCTAGTCAATGAAGCGTCTGAACAGATAACAAATGTCTGCATCGGGTTGTCATACACGAAGGCTTTGACGGGATGGTTTGAATCCGCGCCAGAACCGGGCCAGTAGTTAGAAAAAACTTTCTCACCAGTAGTGGACGAAACGTATTCGCAGCCCCAGAATACACCAACAAGTCCTACCGTGCCACCAGCAGCCGCGCCAACAATGTCAATAAAGCCTGTTGACAGCGGGATTACGGGTGAACCTTGGTAAATCGCGTTAGTGTTTCCAGAGGCAATACGATACTCGGTCGCACCAGTGGTGTTCGCAGCCTGACCGACTACGCCAATCGGACGAAGTCCGAATGCACCGTTAGTGTTTGCCATATCAGCAATCCTCTAAGTTTATCCGGAGTCGCGTTCGCGGCCTCCGAAGGTTACACGACTTTGCCTACTATTACTTATAGGCATTGAAGGATGTTGCTCCTTCATAAGGTCCTGATCTACAGCGGTCATTTGTTCGCGGGTTCTGCCCCCGTAATATGCAGTACGTTCTGCCACCGTTTCAACAGGTATACGGCACAGCATCAGTCCTCCTTGTCCAATCACCCCCTCATATCGACCTTCATCGATAGTCGGAGCCTCATAGTCTGGATACTCATCTTTCCGGACAGGTTCCCATCCTTCACGTAGCTTGGAATTGACGTTCATTTTGTCTTCCTCGCCACGCATAGCGACTCGAATCCAACGATGCACAAACCCATCAGGTGGAGTTGGTGCCTCAAGATGACTGGGCGGTGCCCATGGTTTTCTGCGCGTTTCTTTTTCGCGGGTTTCACTCTTACGAGTAGTGCGGGTATCAGCCATATCTCAATCCTTCACGTATTTAGCATATTCTTCAAGCGGCACGTTTAAACGTTTCGCCATCGCAACTTGTGATGGTGAGAGCTTCACCGACTTGCGCCCCTGTTTTGCAGTAGTGCGGGTAGCTGAAGCGCCAGCAGGTGCGACCTGTGCTCCGCCCGATTTCTTCGTCTGAAACTTCTGCGGAAACTCCGCACGAATACGACGATCAAGTTCAGTATAATACGAGTCGTCGTTTGGGTCAAACCCCTCTTCTTCGACAAGTTTACGGTGTAGACCAAACGCAGCATATGTCATAACCTCGTCAGATCCAAACCAATCATTTTTTTGAGCCCACGCCTCCGCTCTGGGGTCCGGCCTGCTTTGCGGTTGCGCAGCAGGGGCAACCTGTGAAACGGGAACCTCTGGCTGTTGTGTGCGGGACTGCGCACGAGACTGCGCCATCCGCAAACGCTCGGATTCAATAGCCATCTGAGACAACTTCTGCTGTGCCTCAAACATTTTATCCGCTTCCCCAGCCTCATACGCTTCACGATACTCACGTTTCGCTTGCTCTATTTGAGACTCAATCCGACCACCAAACTCCGTAAGATAACCTTTATCCAAGCTTTCCACACGAGACTGAAGCTTTTTATTCTCAGCAATTAAATGCTCGGCAAGCCGCGCCGCTTCTTCTTTTGCTTTTTCTTCGTCACGATACTTGCGGGTTAGTTGGTTGATCCGTTTTTGAACCTTGTTGTTGTAGTCTTCAATTTCATCATCCGACCTAACCGCTGTGTCAGCTTCGAGCTCAAGTTGCTCCTGAGGCGCTTCTTCGGATGCCTCAACCTCAACTTCGACATCTTCCTCAATATCTTTTACGTCTTCTTCCATTGTAATACCCTCAGACATGTTTCACATCATCAGGATCAAAAATAGTAGCAATAACTTCGTCGTCGTTAAGAATACGAACTTCGCCCCCATCAATTTTAAATCTTGATCCTGAATACCTACCAATACAAACCCACTGGCCTTCCTTACACCACGGCTTGTCTCCAAACCGTTCAACATCAGAATAAGCCATAGGGCCGACTTTGAGAACGTAAGCAACCACCGTGGCAATACTTTCACGTTCTCTGACTTCTTCCGGAACATAAAGTCCTCCGGAAGTTTTTTGTTTGCCCTGATATGGCATAACTAAAATCCGCCAACCCGTGGGTTGTGGAAGCCGTTCAAGTAGCGATTTGTCCAGAAGAGAGGGCTCTAACACCCTGTTTTTAGCGTCAACATACGCGCTATCAATAGAAGAAGACTGCTCTTGTCTTTCTTTATTCATTTTTTGCGCGACGTGATCAGGAAGATATAAGGTCTTCGACATCTTCGTCAGCGTTCTCCAGCAGGGCTTTTAACTCTTCTCGTGCAAAGGAGAGGCCCCGTATCTCTCCAACGAGCAATTTATACTCATGAAAGTCTTTTGCCACATCATGAGCAAGCGCGTCAGCTATTTCATCCTGACGTTGTTTTAAGACCTTATACATAAACTGCGCAAATGCAATAGCATCCAT